TCTTATCACATTTCGGACATTTCCATTCTATAGTATGTTTTAGTCTCGGCATTCCTTCAAAATAATCTCTAATTTTTGAAAACTGGTCTGTGCTAAGAGATTCGATGAATTCAGTTAGTTCTTTTTTAGTAGAATCTTTTGCTTTAAATATTTCATCTTCATCCCAAATATATTCAATGCATTCATTAATCAGTTTAAATATATCCTCAGACTTCATATTTACACCAAGAGTGCCTGCATATTTTGATACTGTTTCAAGTTGAGGATAATTCATTTTTACCCCAATAGTATCCGTAAGTTCAATTTTGCTTTCGGTCTGTTCTGAAGAATCTACTACTATGTCATCAATTTTGACATTTATATTACAAACTTGATTACAGTTTTCTCCTTCTTCCTCTTCACATACAACATTACCTGGTTTTCTAAGATCAAGATTTATTACATCACCAATTGATCTTCCTCTAAGTTGAAGGAAAAAATATTCAATATCAAAAGGGGCTAAATCTTTAACCTTTACATGGTTTTCTGTACAGGCGGAAATAATATCTCTCATGGCTTTTACCATTGAAGCGGGAGTACCCTCTTCAATTGCCATTAATAATATCTTTTCTTCTTTTACAAGAAAAGGTCTGTAACTAACTTTTTCACCAGAAGATGGAATTGTCAATTCATAAGTAGGTGTCATCACCTTTGGTAAAGCCATAATATTCTCCTATATAATAATTATTTAAAATTTACTGGATGCCAGTTTTCAAAGCAGGTGCCAGACCTGAGTATTCTTGGGTGGAACTAGTCCACCAACTATATTGTATATCTATTTCAAACTCTTCTAGTTCAGCACTTTCCCAACCCACTTCTATTGCTCCTATTCCTTTTGGCCATGCTTCATGTAATATTACTTCATAGTCTGAATGTTGAGCTGTCAGATGGGTTTCGTTATATTGTGAAATTTTTATTGATCCTATAAATTGTTTATAATATCGCATATTATATGATTCCATGTTCTGGATATATTCAAGCCAATTTGTCCAGAATGTTCTAGGCGCATGATTATTTGTATTTAACATAGTAAGAGATACAGGCTCAAATACCGTTTCGTAAGGAACTGATAATGCAAATTGACCACCACTTCTATAGCTTGCGGTTCCCATAGACCTTCCTGGAAATGATACCGTTTTAGCAAGAAAGTTTATTGTTGCTGCAGTACCATCCTGTAGTAGTCCTCGGGGCGGCGTTATTTCAACAGAAAATCTATTTTTTCTTGCTATACCCCCTAAGTTTTCTACCTTGGACATAAACTGTCCTATTTCAAAATCGGCTGCCATTAAAATACTCCGTTATAAATTTTAAAACATTGTTCCACTATGTGCCCATACTTTCTTTTTACTTGCTTTTCTAAATCTTTCTACTGGTAGAAAGAGTGCTACTTCCCATTCATCAGCATTGACAAGAACAAACTTAGAATTAACCTTACTATTAAGATATCTGTGTACTGTCGGTCTTGCTCTTTTAATCTTAGTAAAACCCTTTAACATATTATATGTCAATTTTAGTTTAGTTGTTTCATCATATTTCTTATTATTTGCAAACATCTTAAGTTGATCCATTAATATAGCTCTATGTTTTGGACTTAAATAATGAAAATTAAGTCCAAGAAATCCATCAGGATATTTCTCAATAGGAAAAACTAAAGGAAAGGTATCATACCAAGGAAGTTTGTCTTTCCACTTAGGATTATAAGAATAGAAATACATTTTTCCAAGTACACTCGTTGCAACAGCACTTTCTTGTCGTGAAAGTATTGTCTGTGGTGTTTCACTAGAAAACTTTCCCTTTGTTCTATTGACAATTGAGCGAAACCAGTTACCCGCCGCTCTTGCTTTAGCAGCTACTTGATCCGTTTTTATTGCGTCTTTTAATTTGTCCAAATAAGATTCTTCTACTGTAGCCATAATATAACTATTTAGTATTGTTAAGAGTGTCCTCTGTTATTATTTGCCATTTCCATCCCTTGACTTCACATAGTGCTTCAGCTGCTTTCCATTTAGCTTCATTGATTCCCCATGTTTTTACTTCTTTAAGGAATCTTCTTCTATGTTTAGGGTTCGGTTTAGGGGGTCTTGTTTGTTTTTTAGGTTTGATTTCAATTAAAGATTCACCTTGAATGGTTTTAACCCAAAAATCTGGATAATATCTATGTATTCTATTGTCAATAGGAGAACGATAGGGTATAATAATCTCTTCACTTGACCATCGCAAGACTTCAGGTTGCCGATCTAGGTATTTCATGAAGGTTAATTCCCAGCCAGATCGATAAATAATTTTAGTATGATCACCCTTATATTTTTTATAATTTTGTGGGCGAAACTTTCCTTTGTATGCCATATAAATATATAGATAGTTAATAATACCAATTAATAATACGGAGAAAAGTAGATGTCGAGGCGCAACGATACAAGTAGAATGGTGTATCTTCAATATCCCAGTACCATTGGTCAGTCTGTTAAGCATTGGGTGTCTTTTTCGGGTTTTGATTTTAAATCACATCAACCCACTCTTGATATAGCATTATACATTCCCGGTGATGCCTTACAAACATCATATAAATCGGAATATGAATCAGTTGGTTTAGGGATGATGGGAGCCGCAGGAAAAGAAGCCGTATCAAAAGTCATGGGTATGCAGGGAACCAAAGCCAATCCCCTGGAGACTATAAAATCTATGGCAGCCTCCGCAATAAAAGCTGCTGGTAGTGAGGGAGCGACTGTTATGGCGATTGAGGCTGGCCAGTTTGCGAGTGGATTTAAAGGCGCAGCCGGAGCAAAAACTATAATGGAACAACAACAAGGCGCTGTACTGAACCCTTATATAACTGCCGCATATAAAGGTCCGTCTGATATGAGAACACATGATTTTACTTTTCAAATGTTACCTCAAACTGAACGAGAATCTAGAACTTGTGTAAAAATTGCGAAAGCCTTTAAAAGGGCTATGCTACCTTCTCATTCTAGAGCAGATAGTTCAACTGCACCTTCAATGTTATTTGGGTATCCTGATCAGTTTGAAATTGCATTTACAGTTAATGGCCATGAAATGCCAAAAACATCATTCAATCCTATGTTTAATATAGGAAGATCAGTATTAACTGCCTGTGATTTAGATTATACTACAGAAAGTGTAGCTCTATTTTTTGATAATACACAATATCCAGTAAGTATATCAATGAAACTTTCGTTTATGGAACTAGAAGTAATGCACAGAGGTAAAATTCAAAAAGGATTTTAAAAACAAAAGAAAGATTAACTATGTCTGAATTTTTTCAACACTATCCTCAAATAGGTTATGATATTACTGGCGCGAAACCTACAAAAACAAAAACCGCTATTAATATTATGATTAGATCAAAAATAAAAAGTGCGATTTCGGATTCTGTTATTGCGTATTTTCCTTATACGATACCAGAAGCAGAACGGCCTGATGTGACTGCATTTAAAATATATGGTGATATAAAATATACCTGGTTAATTTTTTTAATTAATGATATACAAGATCCGATTTTTGATTGGCCGTTAAACTCTAGAGAATTTGGAAAGTATATTAAAAACAAATATGGTTCCCTTGTAACCGCAAAAAGTACAGTACACCATTATGAACAAACTATTAGAGAACGAATAGAAGCAACCAATACAACTGATCCTATTCTTAAGGCTACAATTGAAGTTGATTTAACAACATATAATACTCTTGATGTTGGATCAAGAAAGCTTGTATATTATTATGATTGGGAAGTAGAGAGAAATGAAGATAAACGAAATATTAAGTTAATTAGTGAGAAATATGCTTCAAGTGTACTATCAGAACATGCGGAGAAATATTAATAATGGATGATAACCAAAGAAGGCACAATACTCAAGGTGTACCTACAGGTGGAGCAACTCATGGAGTCAAATCTGAATTTTTAAAAGCTCCCGTAGAAGGGGCTATACCTTATTTTCCTGGAGATTATGAACTTCAACTACTTACTCTTACTTCACCCAACAGAAAAGGTTATATTAATTTAAAGGCTACATGGTCAGATTTTAATATTTATGAAGATATGTTTGCGGATTGTCTTACTGGAAATATACAGATAGTAGATGGTATAGGATTACTGGAAAGTGTTCCTATTATTGGCGAAGAAACTATTAATATAAAAATCAAAACTGCAGGCATTAAACGACAAAGAGAACAGAATGGCTCAGGACCTTTTGCCGGAAGTCAAAATGAAGGAATAATAAATCTTAAATTTAGAGTGACTAAGATTTCTGACATTATTAAACTTAATGAAGGAACACTTACTTATAAGTTGTCTTTAATTTCTGAAGAATATATTTTAAATTTAAAACAGAAAGTTAAAAAAAGTTCTTTAGATCCTGTTTCTTTGGAACCACGAGCAGTATCTGATGTAGTACGGTCACTCTATAAACAGTTTTTTGAGAAAGGTAGAGCCGGTGTTTCTAAAAAGATTTTTATTGAACCTACTAAAAACCCTACAAATTTAATTATACCAAATTATACTCCATTTAAAGCTTTTAATTTCTTAGCATCTAGAGCAGTATCGGCAGGAAAACATGCAGTAGGATCTAGTTTTGTTTTTTATGAAACTATAAAAGGATTCTTTTTCGTTTCTATGGAAACTCTCATGTCTGGAGGAGGAACAGGGTATGGTGGATCGCAACACGAAGGAGCGGTAATGGCTGCACCCGGAGCTCCACGAACTACAGAATTAGTATATACCGCACCAGAAGAGCCTGTTAAAGAAGTATACGTGGTGAGACCAAAACGAACAAGAGATGATTCAGATGAATTTAAGAATGTTGCCGCAGAAATGACAGCTGTTGATTCATATCAATTTTCTTCTAATTTCGATGTTATAGAAAATCTCTCAAAAGGAATGTATACCAATACTTTACTTACACATGATTTAGTTAGAATGACATATGATAGATTACAATTTGATATGTATGATGTAGATGAACAAGGAACTGAAGTTATTACGGCAATACCCGGCGGTCCTGATGTTATGGAAATAAAAGAATTTGTTAAAGCCGCGAAAGATGCAAGAACTTTTACTGATACATTTACTCATTTACAAAAAGGGAAATTATGTACTCCAAATCAAGATGCATTAAGGAAACAGCCAACAAAAGAGGAAGCACTTTTGTGTTTTTATCCTACAAATCTTGGACATGATATTATTTTCGGAGAAGACCTTGGAGCAGAAGCAGTAAGTGGAGGTATAAAATCTAGTTTAAATATTGTTCCAAATAGGGTAGAACAATGGATGCAATCTCGATTAGTACAGAGCCAACAAATTAATAATATTAAATTAAATATTAGAGCTCCTGGATTATCTACCAGAACAATAGGAGATTTGATTGAATTTAAGTTACCCACACAATTTTTAGATAATCGGGATGGATCAGCTGCAGCTGAAAATCATACGTATTTAAGTGGTTATTATTTGATTACTAAATTGCGGCATCATTTGACTGCCGAGAAATATGAAATAGAATTTGAGGCAATAAAAGATTCTTTATCAAAGTCAGTCGGTGAAGGTAGAGGAAGTGAAGTCGTTCAAGATCCATCAGCTATTGCTAATCAAGTAACAGGGTAAAAAATTATGTCATATTTTATGGGAAAAGAAGGATTTATCTGGTGGCAAGGAGTTGTTGAAGACCGTCATGATCCTCTTTATCTTGGAAGATGTAAGGTTAGAATTTTAGGATGGCATTCCGAAAATAAGAATGACCAACCAACTGTTTCTTTACCTTGGGCATATCCTGTTGCTCCGATTACTTCTGCAAGTCAAACAGGTGTGGGATCTACACCATTAGGTCCCGTGGAAGGAACTTGGGTTCTCGGATTTTATAGAGATGGAGAAGCCGGACAAGAACCTTTGTTTTTTGGAACTCTTGGTGGCATTCCAGAAAAAGATGCGAAAGGTGTAAACAATGATGGAACAGTATCAGGCGGACAGGGATTTCTTGATCCAAGAATAGAAGGTGGTGATAAAGTTGGGCATACATTATTTCCAGATGAGAAAGGATCAAGAGATTTATTTTATAATCCTCTTTCTGATATGGTTCCTAGAGAACCCGCTACTATTATTCATAATGCCAGACCAGACCCCGCAGAAGATGCACAAACTGTTAAAGTAGGTGAAACCCATCACGGAGATATTATTCTTAAAGACGCTCCTGAAGTAAGATCATTAATTGGTCAAACCGGCCCAAACTCTGCGGGTGCACCATTTACTGTTAAGGTTGTAGAACAACCACTTAGATCAACATATCCTGATACAGGTTTAGCAAATACAGAAATATCATCAACTAGAAATTTAGACTATTTACAAGAGCCTACTACAAATAGATTGGCAAGAGGAATTCGTGGAAATACTGATACGAGTGATCCGAGACTTTCTGGTATTGTATTTGAGAAAATGGAAAACCGAAAAGCGGGACAACTAGATATTCCTATTGCTAGTGGCAAGAGTTGGTCCGAACCTAAGATTCCCTGGCAAGCAATCTATCCATACAATCATGTTCATCAAACAGAGAGTGGACATATTATTGAAATGGATGATACTCCTAATTGGGAAAGGATGCATTGGTATCATCGAACTGGTACATTTACAGAGATACATCCTACAGGAATTAAGGTAGATAAGATAGTTAATAATTATTATAATATAATTTTAGGATCAAGATATACACATATTGAAGCAAATGACTATACAACTGTTGATGGTTCACAAGAAAATTATATTCTAGGTAATAGGGCGGATAAAATTGATGGTGATTATTCTGTTGATATAAAAAAGGGTAGATTCAATGTTAGGAATCCAACTGGATGGGTTAATCTTTCATCTTCTAATATGACATTGATGGCGGCGGAGTCGCTTACATTAATAGCCAACGAAGTACTAATAGAAAAAAAATCTTCCTTCGAAAATACAACAGGAGATGAAAAGAAAACAGTAGGTGGAAAATTCAAACTCCAGACAGGATCTACTAGTTTAAATGCTCAAGGCTCTTTAGGATTTCAAGCCGGTGGTGGCCTTTCAATTAATGCCACAGATTCAATAAACGAATCTATATTTGGAGTATTGCCCGGACTCACTATGGGTTACGCTAAAAAAACTACTGCCACTTTAGGTAAGATCGGAATGGAATGTACAGATAATTTACTTACTGGTGGAATTGAAATGAATTTAGGACTTGCTGGTTTAGGCGCGTCTATAGCATTGAAGCCTCTCGGAGATATAGAATTAACTTCTACTTTAGGACTAGGAGGAATTACTGGTTCCGCGTTATTGGGAGATGTGAAATTTAATAGTTTGCTTTCTGATATGAAATTGGGACTTGCAGGTGATGCAAGTCTTTCCGGAGTTATGGCTTCTCTTACATTGGAATCTTCAGGTGCAGCAAATATGTTTGGACTATTGGGAGAAGTTACAGTAAGTGCTTCAGGAAAAGTAAAAGTTAAGGGATTGATTGCCACATTAAAAGAAATTCTTGAGGAATTTATAGATATTATGGTAGAACATACACACCCAACTGGAACGGGACCGTCAGGACCACCAATGCCTCCGGCCGCTGTTAAGTTACCATTACTTAAATCTTTAAAAATTGGTGGGAGTTTAGAATAATGCCACTAGTTAAAGCAACATTAATGATGGAACTGGCAGGTTATTTTGCAGCATATGCGCCAGACCCAATGAAACCAGGAAAAGATATTGCAAAGGCATTTAAAAATTATTTGATGATGGGAATGAACGCAGGTGGATTTCCTGCATCGAATGTGGTAGATGCTGCAGCGGGAGTAGGAATA